AGATCGAAGGATCTCAGGGATCTACTCCAGAGACGAACCGAGGAGCTGTCATTACCAGGGTTACCGCTTTAGGGATTGCTCCGTAAAGACGGTAACACAATTGGGTCTCTTCCCGAGGGGTTAGTCCCCTGCCAAGCGCTCGAAGTTTCCTAATCAAGGGTACGAACATGAAGATGTCCTTACTTGCTTGATTGAGTAACTTCGCAGGTATCGGACTCATGTCGATGGAATCTACCAGGACTCGCTTTGTGAATTCTGCTATATTCTTTTCTTCATGAGCCTTACTTATGAAAGATTTCGGAATGGAGATATCCACTCCGATTTCCTTCATAAGTTTTAGATATCTGCGTGCGACTTGCTCGTTTAGTATAACTACGTCATCACCAAGCATGTAGTAATCTCTGAAGGCAGGTATGCCTTCTTTGAAAGCTGCAAACTCGATGATAGCGTGGTGTGTTAGACTGAAGACAGCTCATGAGCTTAGCAAGCCCATGGGTTGACCTACAGAATAACGCACGCTTTCAGTTATATTAGGCGAGACGAAATCACGCTTAGTCATAAGCGAGGTTCAAGTGGATGCAAATTCTGGTCCAATTGCTGCACACAGTAGATCTTCCTGTAGTGATACAGGAAATCTGTCTGTGGCGTTTGAGAGATCTAGTGAGAAGATGTCCTTAGGTCCTGAAGAAGTCTTACAGAGTAATTTCTGTACGATTGCTTCATGATCATAAGTTCCATCAGTCTCATTAAGTCGTCTTAAACTATTCATTGCCCACTTATGTAGGCCATGAAGCGACAATTGAGATCAAAAATCTGCAATAGCTATAACACGCGTCTTACCTCCACCCTCACTCAGAAACGAGAGTTTGGATGTTGATAAGGGCTTGTTAAGCTTTGTGGCTGCCTCTGAATCCATTACAGCTTTGGAATGCTGTAATAATTCAGTTTGTTTAGTTATAGTGCATCATCTCGTAAAGATGTGAGATAATTCACTATTACTTCACAGGGCAGCAGCATCTAGGTGAGCACTCATCAAGCTTGGTCCGTTAGGGCCAGTCTTGGTAGTACCTCATCCTAGCTGTTTATCACTCCACCCGAACTTGAATGCGGGAAGTTTCTTAACCCAAAAGGTTAGGAACCTTTTCCATTCATCCGGTCGGCGTAAGTTGCCAGTACTGGGACTAGTTATTGTCTCAGTATTGACATCAGCAGGCAAGAAGAATAAACGGTAGGTGTTTAACACATCTATCGCAAACCTTCTGTCTGCTAACGATTTCGCTGTGAGTCAAGGATTTAAGAAGGAGATATCCTTCGGTAGTCCTCGACTATCACAACGGCATCATTTTACGCGAAGGTCATTTGGTATAGTAGAGTACTGAAGCGAAAGCTTCGCTACCCTATTGTATTCTTTTAACCTTCCTATCATTCACTTTTCACCTTTAGTATTTCGAAGGTGATCAATGAGTGATAGTCAAGATTCGGTGACAAAGTCTAAACTATGAAACGGTTTACAAGTAATGTAAATGCATTCCAAGCATTTCCTTATTTGTTTGCTGGTATCTTCGGAGCCAGCACTCCTTTTTATATTTTTAGTTCTTTTCATCATCTTGAATGATCGGGAATCTCGCCGTATGGCTCTCGCCTGATTTCTCAGGTTGCATCTGATGCAC